CCATCTTTCTCGCGGAGAAGGATCCCGCCTCCACGGTTCACGGGGACGAAGGCGCCGGTCTTACCGACGAACTCCATCTCTGGCTTCTCTTCTGTTCCGTTGTTGAGGTACAGAGCGGTGGTGACGCTCTTGGTTTCCGCCACGTCTCGGATATCCAGCTCCTCCTTCGAGAAGAGCTCCTTGAAGACGTAGGGGTGCTGGAACTGGGCGCCGGTAGCACTCCAGTGTCCATCCTCGTAGTCGACATATACGGCCTTGTTCACGAGACACATACGATCGTAAGTAGCCTCGTGCTCGAAGGTATAGCCATACTTCTTGCCGAACTCCATAACCTTCTCGATGATCTCTGGAGTAGCCCTCGGGATCTTGATCGAGTCGGTCTTGATGTGAGCAACGTCGAATCCCTGCTCCTGGACGAAGTGCTTCAGATCCACCATGAACAGAGCGCCACGCTTGGCGACAATGTTGTCCACATTGCTGGGGTCCTTGAAGGGGTTGGCAAACTTTGCCGCAGTGAGACCGTACACCGAGTTGATGACGATCTTGAGAGCAAAGGCCAATGCCTCATAGTCGACGCCTTCCTCCAAGAAGGGGGCCAGGGCCCCATCTAGCAGTGTTCGGGCAGTTGCATCATCATGATGCTTGATGGCTACTCGGGCTTGCTTGATCTCGCTGAAACGCTGAGTGTATCGGTCTCCGAAGAGGTTGAGACACTCGATTGACGTGGGATGCATGCTCGCAACGTCGAGAAGTGCGACGTCGACGTAGATTCCTGGCTCGGCGTAGACGTATCCGCCCTCACCGACCTCCTCCCCACGATAGGTAGACTTGCCGAAAGCGTATTGATAGCCAGGGAATTGCTCACTGAGATCGGTGTAAATGAATTCACTCTGAGGATTCCTGTTCTTTCCGAAGATTATGAACTGACTGTGCTTGTTGGTCGTGTCGTTAGGAGTCAGACCAGACAACTTGGCAAGCATAAGCCGGGCCTGCCAGTCCGCATGGAGGTGGTTGAAGACCTCCTCGGTAGCGATAACATCGTTATCACAATATGCCGCAACTTCCTCCCAACGATCCTCAGGAACATTCTCGTCCCAAGGAATACCGAGCTCCTGGTGGTGCAGACCAAGCTCGATCTCCCACTTCTTGAGGGACATCTTGGTGGCTGCGAAGTCGTACACGTCGGTGTAGGACAGGTTGTACGCCTCGACAAACCCAGCTGTGACGCTGTTCTCGATGATCCGCTTACTCAAGTCATACAGCTTGGCGTTGTTGAAACCCAGCGTACGAGCATAGAGAATATGGTTGTCGTACTTACGGCAGTTGAAGCCAACAAGCCGCATCTCACAGAGGGCCTCGATCTCCTCAGGGGTGGGGTTAATCATCCGATGCACGGTCGGATTCCCCTTCACCTTCCAGTTCACAAGGAACAGGTTCGGGAATACCTCACAGTCGAAGAAGACCAGCTCGCCAGTCGGGAACCCTACGGTCTTCTCCTCGGGATCCTCGTTTGTGAACGGCATCTCCATCACAGTCTTGATAGCTGCCTCGGACTGGTGCGTCGAGTTCATAGCGAACGCCAGAACTCTAGGCTTCAAGTCCTTGACGTCATAGACCATCCCCTGTTCCTTGGCGTCACGGAGGATCTTGGCAATGAAGTCGACTGAGGGCTTGGTTGAGGGATGAATCTCCTTCCGAAGGTTGCGCTCAATAAGCTCCCTGACCTTCTTCTCGTTGGTCATGGTGGTCTTGTTGATCACTTTCTTCTCCTTAAACGGCAGCCCTTCAGAAATATGAGCCACCGGGATGTTGTTGCAGTGGGTGACTTTTCTCCTCAGAGAGGAATCACCCGTGAAGACCTTGATCTCAATGTCTTCGTCGTAGAGCCTCGCCAGTTCGGAAGGATCTCCGTCGTAGATGTAGTGGAGGTGAACTCCATTACCACCTTGACTGGTCTCGGCGTAGGTAGGGGGCCATTCTGAGGCAGCCTGAAGGTTTCGATTAAGGTCCTTCCGACCGTCTTCCTTGATATCAAAGTCGATGACAATGTGGTTCTCGGGGACCTTGACGTAGTGGACCTCATGAGTATCTATCTCACGAAGAGTGGTTCGAACGTTTGCCCATCGGAACTGCGGAGTCCCATGGTCTCCGGCTCTTTGGGCCGGACAGTCCGCCAGAACGTCGTCGAGAAGGGACTCGGAGTAATCCAGCGCGAGAGAATATGGCTCCTCTGGAGAAGCCTCGAGTTCGGCAGGATCCAGTAGGTAATCTCTGAACCCGGAATAAGCGCTGCGTAGTCGATCGTCCCCTGTCCGAACACGTGCATGAAACTCGTCAAAGTAATCTTTGAGTTCTTCACGGAACTGATATCGGCTCTTCGGGTACGGGATATTACTCTCGTCACAGTACTCCTTATAAAGTTTGTAGGCCATGGTGAGAGTGATATACTCTTCCGTCTTAAAGAGAAGGTAGTTCTCCTCGACGAAGTTGTATAGCACATTCGTCTTCATCATCATGTCCTGGGGCTTATAGGCGTCATAGTAGTGCTTACCAAGACTACGATAAACCCCGAGACAATGATTAGCGATCTGCCCGAGCTCATCTCGGACCTGTGTCATGAGAGTTTGATACTCACTGACGTCCAGTTTGTTCCCGGTAGGGGAGATGTCGATAAGTCGACGGATGATACCTGACTTGGAATCTGTGATCTTGACTGGCTTATTTGTTCCGACAAATAAGATTGCATTGATTCGCTTAGGATACCTTCGTACCCCCTTCTCATTGATGAGAATAGTTTCGTGTGCAACAATGCTGTTGAGGAGTCCATTGGACTCGATTCGGGATAGGTCTCCGTCCTGATCGATGGCCACGAGCGAACTCTTACCGAGAGAGCTGGTCGCGAACTGATCTGACTTTGATCCAAGAGCTCCCGCATCGAACGTAGTTGTGTAGCCTTGGAAGAGAAGCTCCAGAATATTGAGGACCGTTGACTTACCAGATCCCGGGGGACCATATAGGACGGCAAACTTCTGAATCCGCTTAGAGTCTCCAGCCACGATGGAGCCGATGAGCCACTCAAGCTTTCGTCGAGCATCCTCATCATATAGAGTTCCAACGAGAGATCCCCAAGCGACCGGCTCACCCTCCTCAAGAGAGTATGGGAGTCTTGCAGTGGCATAGTCTTCCTTTCTAGGAGTACTGTCTGCAAATATGAGCTTGCTGTTAAGCTCCTGCCCGTTGTCAGGGAGCCTGGACTTCCAAGTCTGGAAGCTGGTCCATAGCCCAGTGTTGTAGTTGGACATAGTTTTCACAACGGTCTCTATCTGACCCTTGTGATTCTTCTGGTGCTCGAAGAGGGACCGGTCTACAAACGTAGCGACGTCAAACTCGTCTGTAGACCAGAGCCCCTTCTCCTCATCCCAGATTGCCTGGAAGTCTCGTCCCTGAATGAGAATATCCCTCGACCTACCGACGAGGAACTCAGGGTAGATTTCCACCTTTCCACTCTTTGTGGTACGCTCGCAGATTCGGTAGAAATCCATGAGGCTCCTTACATATAGTTCTCGTTTGCGTAGGCGTTCATCTGGGCCCAGAGCTCAGCCTTCCGCATATCACGTGCGCCATGAAGCGGGATCGCACGAAGAGGGAACATGGATCCGTGTCCCATCTTGGTGTAATCCCGCGAGTTGATCCGCTCAAGAATGGAGTCGACTTCCTCCTCGTGGCGGGGGTTGAACAGGGCCTCATCCGTGTAGTCGTAGAGGCCACAGTTCTTCACCATCTCCCAGAAGTACCATTCCAGAGAATATGGTGTATCGTCATCCTCAAGCATCATGTCCATACGCTCGGCCAAAGCGATGAACATCTCGAGCATGGAGCAAGACTGCTCGTTAAGCCAGACGTAGGACACGTCGTTGTTCTCTCGAACAAACTGCCTACGAAGGTCAATACCATCCTGTGCACGGTTGATGTCGTTCGCGACGATCACTCGGAACGGCGTCTGGTGCATGATCTCGAGCAAGCTCAAATATGACTCCTCCGGGCACTCCGCTTTGCGGGTATCTCCGGTTCGGTCTACGAGCCACTCGAAATATGAGTTATCCGGTGCTGCCTCGATCATTACTCGTCCTCGTAGTACTCAACCCCGAGAACCGAGTGCTCGTAGGAGTCGTCGAGAAGAGTAATCTCGAAGTCCGCGTGGCGGCTCATGCTTCGGACGTAGATGATGGAATCGGAGGCAGACACACCGCTGATGATGTTGTCAAACCAGGACGTGTCCTGCATAGGAACGCCACGGTTATCAGCGAAGACATCGTCCTCCATGTAGTACGTGAGCTCGACATGCTCCTGATGACCCTTAGCCCGATACTCATCTTCGGTGATCTGGTAGGCCTCGAAGTGCTGTCGATCCATCGTACGCTTGGTTACTTCCTCCTGGTCGGAATCTTCCACAGGAGTCGGAGAGTAGTCCATAGCAACGCTCGGTACCACCGGCTCAGGATCGGGTTCGCGATCCTCTGGATCAGCGCCATCTCCCACTCGCTCTTTGTGCTTCGCTTCAGCAATTTCTGCAAGCTCCTTGTTGATCTCGATTGTTGCTTCTTGGAAGTCCTGCTCGAACTTGCGAGCAAGAACGAAATATACGCCAAGGCCGCCTGTGACAGCCCCGGCTGCGAAATATGCGATCTTGTCAAGCATGGTCACCTCAGATCTTGTCGTACATCACGCCGTCGACATTGAAGTCCAGCGCCCACTTGGTGACAGTACGACCGTTCTTGTCCTCGCCCTCGAAGGTGCCCTCGAAGATGTTGAAGTCGACGAAGTCATCGCCGTTGCCCTTAACCCAGCCAGTCACAGCACCAGCGGGAGTGTGGGGGAACCCGAGCATCTTGTAGACCTCGTTGAGGAAGATGTGGCCACGAGTCTGAAGAATATCATTCGCGTACTGCTGCTGGCACTTGAGGTGCAGCATAGACAGGTCCTCGTCAGCGGACCAGTTGATGTTCTCGTCGTCGAAGATAACGCCATAGGGCGAGACTCCGTCGACAGCAGAGATGGCCTCGAGAGTCATCTCGTCCTTGGTGAGGTCCTCGTCAGCGACAGACACGATAGCGTCCAGCACCGCATCCTTACCGAACTTGGACTCGACCTTCTTCTTGTAGGTCTTGAAAGCCTGGTCAACAGCGGCGTACGCTGCAGCGAGAGAGGCGTTCCGCTTGAGCATGATGCCGTGTCCAGTCACCAGGGAGGCGATTGAGGCGGCACCGAGAATAAGGGCGGGGGCATAAAGTTTCGCCAACTTGGTGGTCATTCGGGTGTAGAGGATCGCCTTGTCCCGAGTGGCGTCCTTGTCGGTGAGCTTGCCGTCCTCGTGGGCCTCGTGGACCTTGACGAGAAGAGCGGCCTCCTCAGCCAGAGTCTCCTCAACCTTGAGGGTTGCCTTGGAGGCGAGAACCGTGGTCCCGATAAAGCCAACAGTACCGGCGGCGGTCAGGATGGTGGGGGCGTGCTTGCTGAGAACCAGTCCAGCACGTCCAGCGAGGCGGGTAACGATTCCGAGATTCATTTGATTCTACCAGCTTTCTTGAGTCGAAGATAGATTGCGATTGCCTGGTCGTCTTCCATGCGTTCAACACGGCGACGCCACTTGTCTGAGAATGGGTAGGCGGCGATAAGTTCAAGCCGCACTTGCTGAGGGTTCATCGTGCATTGATGTGGTCAGGTTTCGGGAGCTGAAGCATGTAGCCACGACGGCTACGGATCACCGACATGTACCTGGCCGAAGTCCATCCCCAGTTCTCGTCAGTGTATTCGGTAGTGATACCGCAGAGATCGTAGAGGTCGGCGACGGTGGCAAGACCGTATTCCTCGATGATGTCGCCAAGTCGGTCGATAACGAGATAAGCTTCATCTCGGGACTCGAGCTCGATTTCTGAGAAATCATGGTATCGACGTGTACGAGGAGAAGCGTCTCGGCGATTGCCTGGTGCTGAGCCTGGTCGAGAATATGATCCGTATGAGACACGGGACCCCCCGGACGAGCTGCGAGCTCGAGGAGAAGACTCTCCGAAGAGGAGACGTTCGATGCCCTGACTGACCAGATCCGAGAGTGTGTTCTTGATAGCAGGGATAGTAACATCGTAGAGTAGATACTCGCCGACATTGTGGATATCCTCTCCGACGAAAGCCGAGATAGCCTTCGTCCCGAAGTTTGCCTTCTTCTTGGTGACGGTGGCAGTGGTGACCTGCTCGACCTTCTTGCGCTCAGGGAGCTTGCTGTTGGATGGGAGGTTCGGACGGATTGGTGCGTTAGCCAAGGTGGCCCCTTTCAAGGAGGTGGGGGCCCCAGATTTCTCCAGGGCCCCCAAATATGGATCAGAGGTTGTTGAGCTCAGTCTCCTTGAGCTTGTTGTCGAGCTCCTTGTACTTCGGATCCTGCTGGACCTGCTTCATGATCTTCTCAGGCAGGATACCATTGTAGAACTCACGGACGAGAGACGGGTTGTCCATGAGCTGGTCGAAAAGCTCCTCATACTCCGGCGAGTTGAGGAAGGACTCCTTGATCTGCTCGGACTTGACGAAGCGCTCACCCTGACGCTCACCATACGAGGTACCGATGAGGTCGTCGAAGAACTTCATCATGGTGTAGAGGTCCTCGTTGTCGATTGCAGCCTGGAGCCACTTCTCGAAGTTGGTGACGTTATCATACCGCTTGATGAAGTCGAACATCTCTCGGCGAGACATGTGGAAGTAGAGCTTCTTGGTGGTGGGCTCGTCGTCGAAGATACCACGAACGCGGATGATGTGAGAGAACATAGATGGTTTCCTTTCAGTTGATCTTGAAGTAGTTTTCCTTAGGTGCGACTAGAAAGTCGACCGTAAGTACTGGCTCACCCTTTTCAGTGAGCTGAGAACCAAACTCGACGGAGAGGGAGTTCGGTTCGGACCATCCAACCAATTCACCGGCTGCAATGGGTGGAAGTCCAAGGCCGTTGTAGAACTCGTTGAGGGAAGCGTAGCACTCAAGGTTGAGCTGCCCATTAATGTTGTTCTCGACTCGGCGGATGGATTCGATGTCGGACTTGAAATACCGCCCCGAGAAGATGTCATAGCAGAGAACGTCCCCTCCCCCGGCCACAAGAATAGTTCCGGGATGTGGTTCGCCAGCTGCCGATACCGATTTCTCTGCAACGCGGGCCTTAATCTTCTCGCGGTCCTTCGGCTTAACCACGTCCGCCACCGCGTCTCGATATCGCTTAAACGCCGCCTCCGAACCTGTGTAAGCCAGTGCGAACGCCGCTCCACGAGAGTACTGAATACGATTCGCCGCGATGATCGATACCAGAGTGCATACGCCTGCGATGGCCGGGGGAATATATACCCGATATGATACTGCGAACTTCTCCTTCCACGAGAGGTCCTCGGGTGAACGAAGATTGGCTTCACAGTAGTCTGCAATCTTCTCGACTGCGAGCGTAGTAGACTTCGCCGTGAGTACGGCCGTAGCAACGGTCCCGACGCATGCCGAGGCCGTGAGAATAGCCGGAGCGTTAGCCTTGAAGAATTGCGTAACACCGTTCGCATTGATCACTTGTCCTCCTTCTCGTGGTAAGCACGGATCTCCATCCGGATGAGCGACTCTATGTCCTTACGAGTCATTCCAGAATATGTGCCCTCAATCCGCTCTCGCCGAGCCTTGAGATATGTTCCGATCAGAGCCATGATCTGAACCCATGCACAGAAGGCCGTAAGTGCTCCAAGAATATAGAGTGTATACCAGATGATGCTCACTTGTGCTTCCTTTCTACTTTCCTGAGTCGAGGAGTGAGTTTGTAATTCTGCGGATTGTTGACGCAATCCAGGATGTAATCTGGGGTGAACTCCCAGACGCCATTCTTTTTAGGGTAGTGTCGGAAATCGATGGAATCTGCGGCCATTCGTCGGAGATATTCTCGTCGTGAATCCCCTCTACGGCAAGCGCGAGATTCCCCCGTAGCCCCATCCACTCCGAGGTATAGGATGGACAGCGCATCGGCGGTGATGATATCTGTGTGTCGTGATAGGAGCTCCATGACACCTCCGGGTGTGAGGATGACAACCCGATTAGGGCGGTCTCCCCTCCGGGTAATCTCGTCACGTGGTACCCCGTAGCGCCAGCCTCGGAAAGTCTCGATGCAAAGGAGGTCACCCCGTACTTCCCATTCAGCAAAGCTTTGATCTTTGAGGAAGTAGTAGGAAGATAGGTCCTCTCCCACACGCTTAGGTCGGGTCGTTGCAGTGCGGACTGCATGGTATCCCTCATTCTCAACCAGCTCCTTCTGGAATGTGGACTTGCCTGAACAACTTGGACCGAGAAGTACGACTAACATATCACTCCGCCGAGATCGTGTAGAGGATGACAGTGAAGGCCGCAAACAGCACTCCGATTGCGGTGATAACTAGCTTGACGAAGAATGCGACGTTCGTCAGCCACACAAGCCAGGTTGCGAAGCTGATTGCTCCGAAGACGATCAGGAAGATGAGGCTAATGAGGATGTAGTAGATCGGAGGTTCCTCGAACATATGTGCTCCTTTCTCGAGGAAAGCCTATACCCCAAGTCGGGGTATAGTGCTGAATTACCAGCGGTTGATCTTACGATCACGGCGCGCGATGAAACGCTGCTGAACACCAACAACGTGCTTCATCCGGCTGTTCGCCCCCCTGCCAATAAAGCAGGAGGCGAGAACAATTCCGAGGATGAAAACAGCGCTCTTGATGACAGAAACGATAATGCGAGTCATGAGGGTGGTCCTTTCAAACGGAGGGGTTTCAATATAGGACCGGTTTTTCTCGCGGGTTACTTCATCTTCTTTCGAATGTCTCGAAGCTCGAGCCAGATAAGCAGGAGCAGTCCGTAGATACCAAACCACTGTCCGAATTCCATGTGTTCTCCTTAGAAAAGCCTATATCCCAGGTCGGGATATAGGATGAGGTCTCAGTCGGTCTCTTCAGAGGCTTCGATCTCGTCGATCTCATCGAGGTCATCGTGCTCAAGCTCTTCGGGCTCGTCCGCGTCCGGAACCGAGCGGAACGCCATGAGGGTGAGAGCGGTACCGGCTGCGAATACAGCGGCGCCAGCAATCAACTTCTTGGAGTTGCGCTTGATAGCGGGCAGGACGGCGTCCTTGTTGAACTTGAACTCGACGATCTTCTCGTTGGTCTCAACGGTGGTGTCGGTGGTCTCAGTCATGAGGGTTTCCTTTCAAATAGAGGGGTCTCATATAAGGCATGGTTTTTCTCGCGGAAAGCCTATACCCCATGTCGGGGTATAGAACTTGGATCAACGGGAAACGGCGAGAGCCTGTTCCACCATCGTATCCCATTCCTCATCAGTCATCAGCTCAGCGCGCAACTTCGCGTTCTCAACTTCGAGCGTCCGTACGCGGGCCTTGAGGTTGAAGGCGGTGTACTTCTGCTCTTCGTGAGCAACAGCGAAGAAGATGCTGAGGATGGTGACAAGGCAGAGGGCGATGTAGAGCATAGTCTTTCCTTTCGTAGGATCTTCAATATAGGGCTGGTTTATCCTGCGAAAAAAAAGATAAGCCTAGATCCCATGGCGGGATCTTTGGCTGGAAGGTGGTAGGATCAGAAGTTCCAGGTCTTCTTCTTGCCAACCATCTCGGCGACAATCAGCAGGGTGCCGATGACGACGAAGGGGGCGATGACAAGAGCGAGGAGGGTGGTCATTGTGGTTCCTTTCTAAGGGTCTTCAATATACTCGAGGATTTCTACGCGGGCAAAAAAAAAGATAAGCCTAGATCCCATGGCGGGATCTAGAACTGTGTCAGAGGTAGTAGTGGTCGTACTGCTCAGAGCTCAGTCCAGTAGCAGCAAGCTCCTCGGCGTAGTCGAGGGCGGCCTGTGCAGCGGCGGGAGAGAGGTTCATGAGAGTGTCCTTTCTATGACGGGTTTCAATATAGAGCCCGTTTTCTACGCGAAAGCCTATATCCCAGGTTCGGGATATAGGGGAGAATTACTTCTCGTTCTCGGGACGGTAGAACTTGTCGAAGTATTCCTGATCGTTCTCGTAGATGGCAGTCCACGATTTGTCGAGCTCGCGACGGACCTGCTGCTCACGAATGTGGCAGTAGAGCCATCCGGTTCCACAAACGGCAAAGCCAATGAGGTTCGGGAGGTACTTCTTGAGGGTGGCGTTCATAGCGTGTCCTTTCAGAGTAGGGTCTTCAATATACTGTGCGTTTTCCTCGCGTAGGCAAAAAAAAGATAAGCCCAGCCCCCCATGCGTATAGCACAGGGGGCCAGGCGAATCTCAGAAGGGTTTAACCTTCATGATCAAACCGAACGCCTTCGAGCTGACGACTGCAAGTCGCTCGTACTGGAGGACGGCTACGATACCTGCCATGGAGGTTACTGCACCGAGAATTGCGTCTTTGCTGAGCTTCTTGCTCTCGCCAAGGGCTTTGGCTTTTGCAAGAGTCTCGACATTTCGGGCAATTGTGGTGTAGTCCTCACTAGAGGGATCGTGAAGCTCGGCCTCCTTCAGAGCAGCTTCAATTGTCTGCTGAATTGGGTCAGGGTTCTTCATGGATGGGCTCCTTTCTAGGGGTTCATTATACCGCAGGTTTTTCTCGCTTAGACCTGCTTGACGTCCAGCGTCACCTTCCCGTTCCGGAGCATCTCAGCGACGCCCTGGTCGAAGGTGGCGTGGATCCCCTGGTCCTCAGACACGTGAAGGGCCCCAGAGGGCTGGGTACCCTGGTACTTGGTGGAGCTCACGCCGAGAAGCACACCCAGGAAGGTGTCAATCGCAGCGATAGTGCCCGCAACCTCAGTCGGGTGAGGCAGGTGCCACAGAGCCGCCAGCGTGAGGTAGAGCGCAGAGGTAGCCGGGAGGGCGACCAGCGCAACCCACTTGAGGATGTCGTAGGACTTGTTGTTCAACTTACTCTCCTGAAGGTGCTTTGCCATATTGCTTCCTATTCGCCGGGGGTCTAGGGGTGGGGACTACGGGAAGATTCTTGACCTCATTCACTATCTTCTCGGCAAGCCCATTCCCCCCGAACTCGGAATAGGGCTCTACGAGATACTTCATGAAGTCCTCATACTCGTCGAGGGTAAGAAATCCTCGATGAAGATAAGTCTTCCCGACATATACAATCCGGTCATGGGCCATTCCGAGCAGAAGCCTTGACGTGGCGGATGTTCGCTCACTTCGCTTCATGATCCAAGCCCACATCCCGGAAGATCCCAGAACTGACAGGAATATCGCTATCACGATGTCAGTCAGAGGGTTGAATCCGAAGTGCTGCATGTTAACCGATCGCTAGATAGGGACGAACCCCGAAGGAGTAGTTCAGCGGGGCGTGGGAGAACTGGCCGGTGGACTTCATGTAGACCGCAGTCTGAGCCGAGGCGCGCTCACGAAGCCAGTATTCCTCCTCGATGTTAACAAGGGCGGGGTTGAGCCGGAAGGCGGGGAACTGGTTGTGGTGAATACCCCGGGACAGTGAGTCGTCGAAGATGGACGAACCCCAGAGCATGGCCTCATCCATGATGTTGATGTGTGGGTTGTACCAGCGCCAATCCTTGACTGCACCGTTCCCATCGTATCCGGTAGCCACTCGAGTCCAGACGCCGACCATGTTTGATCGGTTGAACAGAGACTCAGCCATGCGGCTAGCCTTCGTCATGGTAGACTGGTTCAGAGTCGAGTCCACATACGAGCGCTGGTCCGGAATCGTAGTAGACCATGCGTCTCGGAAGAGAGATGCGTCTGGGACGACCACAATATGGTTCTGCCGGAACGGAGGCTCACCAATGTTGATGAAGTAGTTGAATGCCACGATACGCCAGGTAATACCCGAGTAGGTCCAGTAGTCCCCGAGGTAGAGCCCGGAGAAGGAACCGCTTCGGATAGCCTGGAGATAAGGCGTGACATTGCTACCCAGTGAGGCGCCTCGATAGATGGAGTTGTGCACACCGACGTTCGAGTCATTCAGCATCCCATAGACGGATCCAGAGTTGTTGAACTTCTCGTTGATCTTGGTGATGTTGAGTTCAGTACCCGCGATACGACCCTCAACGGCCTGGAGTCGCTCGTTCTGGTTCCGGTCACTCACCTTGAGGTTGGCGACATCAGTCGAGGTGTTGCCCCCGGCGTTAGCCAGGGCATCTCGGACGGACTCGAACCAGGTGTTGAACTCGCCCTGCAGCTTGGCCTGGAGAGCATCCAGGTTGATGTTCTGCAGAGGCCCGCTCACATAAGGAGTCCGAGCACTACCCACGAGGCTGATGATGTTCTCAGCCGTGATTTGTCGAGAGTTCTTGATGATCTTGATCTGTGCCAGAGCGAACGTCTGCCGGTCACCGTTGTCATCCACCGAGGGAACGGTGGGGGTAACTGCAGGGGTTCCCTGGACTACCTTGATCTTCGCGCCGCGGATGGCCTTGGATCGGTCCACCTCAACACATACGAGGTCGATACGGTCCAGAGTAGCGTGAGATCCGGTCAGAGTGACCGTCTCATCACCCGAGTTCTCAACCCATCGGTTGTTCAGCCACGCCTTGCCGGAGCCGACGTAGACGGACATACCATTGTTGGTGGGTCGAACGCGGAACTTATCCCCCACATTCGGAAATACCCCCGGGGCAATAATACCGTCAAACAGCGAGCCGAACTGATCGGCATCGTATGTCCGGTCGCCATTCACGGAGTTGTAGAAACCGCTAGTAATGGCCATATGCTAATCCCTTTCTCGAGGAACAATGACCTCACCTGGTCCATTGCGAGTGAAGTCGATACGGAAGCCGTCACCATTCCACTTGGTGCGAGACGACATGGAGATGGAAGGAACCTGAGAGAACCCGTCAGCCGACCAGGACTCAGTCATCTCGGTAAGCTGGCATTCGATGGGTACTGGGTTGCTTCCGGACGGGACGTAGTAGAAAATATCACCTACGTCGAAGCCATCGCGGTACTGAACATTCGAGAAGTTATTGATCTTACCCGAGATCATCTTCAGCGGGGTGTACTTCGGGAACATGGCGTCTAGAACCCAGAAGGGATACCACACCTCTGTCAGGGAAGAGATATGCTTCTTCTGAAGTGGCGTAAGCGCCTTCCAGTCCTTGACGGAATATGGCTTGTGTACCTGAGTGTTATCCCACAAGACCTCTCGTCTAGTGATCGGGTTCTCTGAACGAAGTGTATGCGCCCGGGTATGCGTAGTTCCATCCGCAACCCAGTCCAGGTCTACGTCACCAGTATCAAAGATCTCGTAGATCGTGCTCTTCTTATCCACGATCGAATCAACTGACTCAAAGTCCGAGAAGTTGTCGTTCTCCTGAGCAAGTGTGATCGTGTTAATCAGCCGAGGAGCAGTGATGTAGCAGTGGATGCCGCCATCCTCGAGCTTGATCTTGTAAAAGAGCGAGTACCCGTTTGGCTTGCATGCGGATATGACGTTCTTGAACATGTCCGCAATTGGCGCACGGTCATAGATGATCCACTTACCATCCTGGATCTTCTGGCCGGTGTCATTGACGTAGGCCATCTGAGACACGCGGGTATTTCTATGGAAGTTGAAGTTGTCAATCCTTCGCTCAGGCTTTGCATCCTTACCGAGATTGGAGTGAGCAACATCCTCTGCCATAGCCTGGGCATTGAACTGCCCATTGGCATCCGGCTCAATCCATCGCCGGTGCGGAAGGATTCGCCACTCCATCATCGACTCAAGAGATCGCCCGGTATACTTGTGGAGGTAGACCCCGTCATCCTCCTGCTTCACCGTAGCCGTCTCGATGACCATCACAGTATCCGTGTCGTCTCGGATAAACAGGTTCCCGAGACTGTACTCGTACCCCGGCTGATCCGAGTAGAGCTGGAGCTCGAACTGACCATAGTCGTAGGCCCGCTCAGTCCAGTTCAGCGAGTAGAAGTTATTCGGAACCTCGATAAGGGTTTCGTAGTTATGGAGGAATGCGAAGAACAGCTGCATCAAATCCCCCTGTAGAGAGTGTCGTATTCCATAGAGACGCTAACGTCGTCAACGCCCCCCGCATACTGCAGGGCGATGGTATTGATGCCTGGGTGCATCTGAATCCAGGTACTCCCCGGAGCCAGAACACCCGTGATGAAGGACTTCCTACCTCGAGCCTGGTGAGTAATGGACTTCTTACCCGGTCGAGTGTCTATGATGATACTCTCGCCTTGGTAGAAATTTCCCGCTCGAGAGATGGACATAGTCTCGTTGTAGGTGACATTCGAGACAATCAGGTTACTCACTGTGCCAGAGAACTCGACGGTGATAGTCGCACCAGCCGGGTAGTCTCCGAGGTAGCGGATGTCCTTACCAGAGGAGTTAGTCATATCACCGAACTTGAGCTTGTGGTTCGGCTCGGAGAAGAACGGGAACTCGAAGGAAGGCGTGTTGTCATTGAAGCCTACGACCTTCTGGATCTGAGTAGCGGAGGACTTCCAGTACGGGTCCAGTCCAAGAAGGGAGACCTGGATCTCCTGTCGCTCAGAGAAGATATTCGGCTCGACAGACTCGACGATGAAGTCGGAGTGCACGTTAAGCCAGTCGGTGGTCACACCGAGAGTGATGGTCTCTCCGACTCCAAAATATGAGTAGCACTTGAGTCGGAGTTCCTGAATGTCGGTCCCCCAGGGGATCAGAGTCAGTACTACAGTACGAGTACCAACCCTGACCCCCTTGAGGAACGCTCCGTCCAGCAAGGCATACCGGTCAGTGCTGATGTCTGCCTTTACTGGCCCCAGACCAGTAATCTCCTTGATCGCGACCCCCGACGAGTAGGGGTCTGTGATATCGATTGCAAGTCGATCCCCCGACTTGGTCGTGGACGAGATCTCTGAGATCATAGTGTCAACTTGTCCTTTGCCATAGCAAGCTGAGTGTGGGTCTGACGATAGATAGTCGCCGCATCCAGCGCCTCAGGCGAGTTGTTGGTCTGGTTGAATGTGATGTTTGTAACACCATTTTGACTATTCTTGTCGGAATTGTCAACTGCGATCGGAGCGGGAGGCCGAGCAGCGTTGGCTGCCTGAGCCGTGACTCCGATGGCGGGAAGGAAGTTGTTGATTCCCTTAGCCTGCTTCTGCATCTCAGTGAGATCCAGGACAGGCTTGATTTCCGGCTTGAAGGACGGGTCATCCTCGATGAGTTCGTTGACTCCGCCAATCGCCTTAGCCATTGCGTCGTATGCGGCGTTAGACATGTTCTCTCCCGCCTCAGCGACACGCTCACCGGTGTTCTCGACACCGATAGCGAAGCCCTCTCCAACGTATCCACCAAGCTCCTTCATCAATCGAGAAGGAGAGTGGATGCCGAAGAAGTCCTTGACCTTGTTGTATCCCTTCTTGGCGAAGGAGACCATAGACTCACCGAAGCTCCAGGCCTTGGAAGCGAGACCACCAGTCATACCATCGACAATAGCCCAAGCAATCTCTCGACCGACCTTATTGAATCGGTGAGAATACTTGTTAATGGCGTCGCGGACACCCTCAAGCAGCTTAAGGACTGTCCACATACCCTTGTCGATGATCTTCGGACCATTCCTGGCAATTCCGTCAAGGAAGTTGAGAATGACGTTTGTGGCAGCGTCAATCACCTTGCCGATATTGTCAGCAATACCATTCAGGAAGTTTGCCAGAATGGTGGCGCCCTTCTCGCCGAACTCGTAGGCGTGGTTAGCCAGCTCGGTCAGCATTGCCTGGATCAGGATGAACAACGTTGCCACAATACCAGGGATGTTGGCATTAATGGCATAGATGATCGCTCCAAGCAATGCTGCCATAGCCACAGCAAGCTCTGGGGCCTTGGCTCCCAGAGTAATGATGAAGTTAGCGATGGCATTCGCAAAGTCGATGGCTACCTGCGGAAGAATTGCCGCTAGCTGTTTCAGCCCCTCAGTCAGAACTAGGAATGCTGCTGCACCAGTAGTGGCACAGATACCCAAGACTGCTGCAAAGGCGGCCATACCAATTGAGATCGGAAGTAGAGCCAGGCCTAGCGCGAGCAATGCTGCCGTGAGGATGATCATACCAACCGCGAAGTACTGAGCACCAGCGGCGGCCGCCACTAAGATCAACATGCCACCTGCGAGAGCGATAAGCCCGATCGCGAGCTGGGTCCACGTAATTCCCGATAGGGTCTTCATTGCTGAGGCCAGGGCCAGGAATGCGATAGAGGCGATCCCTAGAGCAATTCCACCTTCCTTGAAGGCGTCTGCTGCCGCCATCGAGATAGCTAGGATAGCCAGACCTGCTGCAAGAGCGATGAGTCCTTTAGCCAGGGTCATGATATCCATGTTACCAAGGATTGCTACTGCCCCTGTCAGAACCAAGACTGCCGCGGACATAGCGATAATCGCAGCCGCACCTCTAGCATTAGCCCTACCAGCAACAGCCATCGCCATAGAAAGCTCGAGAATAATCACGCCTAGAGCAATGACTCCCTGGAGGAGCTTGCCAGTGTCCATTGTTCCGAGCATCCAGATAGCCGCCACAAGGATGTTACATGAGACGGCCAGCGACAGGAGAATCGCCGCACCCTTACCCATGAATGGATCCTTACTGACGACCATCATGAACCCAGACAGGATCGCCACAACCGCAGCGAGGGTTACGACGCCCTGGATAGCCTTACCAGTGTCCATAGATCCAAGGGTGTACACTGCCAGAGACAGAATGACACAGGATGCAGCGAGAGCAAGAAGGATTCCAGCGCCCTTCTCGACTCCCTTGGTGGCAGCCATCTTGGTCATGAACTCCTGCATGGTCATCATCAGGATCTTCATAGCAGCAAGACCGACCACGGCGCCCTTGAGGTCCATTCCGGCAAGAATTCTGACAGCTGTCGCCATCAAGATCATGGCTGCGCCCATAGCGATGAGCATAGCCACAATACGAACGCTGTCATTCTTGAAGGCCACCATCTTAGTCATGGACTCAAGCATGTCATCCATCATCTTGAATAGGAACTTCAAGACCGCAAGAGTGACTAGTAGCTTTGGCGCAGGGACCAGAGACATCAGGATCAGCGCACCCGCAAGAACTCCGAGGGCAATAGCGATCGTTAGGAGAGCCTTAGCCTTAACCTTCTGCTCGAATGCCTCGAGGACTCCGCCGAGCTTATCGAAGACGTTACCGAGCTTGTCAGCAACATTTCCGATCTTGTCAAAGTTCTCCTTAAAGGAGTTGATCCATCGAGTAAAGGCGATAAGCACTCCTCCGCCAATGGCCCCGACAAGGATCTTGCCCATGTCATAAGACTTGAGGTTGGAGTTTGCCTGACTCATCGCGGTACCGATAGAGCCAAATGCATTCTTAGCACCTTCCTTCACCTTGGGGGCGAAGGTGTTAACGACAAAGTCCTTGAACTCGACGAACTTCTGCTTGATAGTGTCGAAGAGTTCCGGAAGGTGTACGGCTTGAGCGACCTGCTTAATGTCCTCAAACCACTTCTTGAGGAAGTTCTCCTTAGCGGCCTGACCTGTCTCCTTAGCAGCCTGGGCTGCGGCAGTACCTACCTCAGATACGGCACCCGCTGCCTCCTTAGCCTTAGCCTTGACCTCACCGTGACCGTTAATCCAGTCGCGGAATGAGACCGCTACTTCCTTGACCTTGCCGCCGACGTCAGTGAACGCCTTACCTAGCTTATCCCAAACGGCACTATTTTGAACCGTGTTCCACGTATCGACAAGGGCATCTCGCAGCTCAATGAGTTTCTCTTTGAGCCACTGGACCTTCTCAGAGATCTTGAGCTTCTGACCGAGTTCATCGAACTTGGTTCCCAGAGAAGCGACAATTGCCTCAGCCGAAGACATGTCTCCTAGGTTGAAGCCCTGGAAGTAGTCGGACAAAGCAGCTTTGCCGGAAACCAGCTTAGCCTTTAACTTGTCTCCGACGCTTCCTGCGAACTCATTGATCTTGGACTTGGCCTTGTCTACTCCGCTGTGGATGGAATCCATCGCGGCAGAGAACTCTCGACCGATAACCGAGTTCTTAAGAGCGTCCTTGACGAGTCCGAACTTCGAAGCGAGGTTCTTAAGCCCCTCTCCGGCACCCTTGACCTTTCCTGTGAAGTCGATCCACATAATGAAGTCATGGATCTTGTCTGAAACCCACTTGATTGCCTTACCGACTAGGTCAATCGGAGGTAGGAGCAGCTTGAGTATCTTTCCGCCAAGGTCTAGCTTGGTGAACCACTGGTCAAACCAATAGATTGCCTTACCAATGACCTTCGTGATCTGGAATACACCAGAGTTAATCCCAGTGAATGCTGGGAATAGAGCACTGACAATATGTGAGGCAACCGTAAAGACTACCTGCGCGACTTCCCCAAGGATCGTGGCAAAGATGTGGAAGATCGAGAAGACCCCTGTGAACGTCCACTCAAGCTTCTCAGCAAAGTTATTAGTAATGATGAGCTTCGACGTGAAATTCTCGAAAGCCTTCGTGATCCTGACAAGACCCTCAGCACTAGCATTCATGAATACTCGGCGGAAGGCGGTTCCGATCTGTCCGAGAACTTTGACGATGGCCCAGAAGATATTAGCCAGACCCTGAACGAGGGCGGTGCGTCCGCCAAGGTCCTTCCACATCTGGAGGAACCCATTTCTGGCATCAGCGCTAGACTTAATAACTGAACCAAGCCAATCACCAATAGAGGTGAAAAGGACTGACGCCTCTTCGAAGTCACCAAATAGGATCTCGAACGTCTCGGCCCATCCGGAGCCAATAGCTTCCTTAGTGGTATCTACTAACTGACTAAAGGTTCGAATCTTGGTCGCGGCATCAAACGCACCTTGAGCAAACTGCTTGAGCTTATGGGCCTGCTCCTCAGAGTAGCCCATCTCGACAAGCTGTGCCTCAGAGAGGTCGTTTGTGAGAGCAGTCAGGGTGGTCGTCATGACCTGAGCAGTAAGCCAGTCTTCCTTGAGAGATTCTCGGAAGTTACCGTCCTTAGCAATAGCCTCATCGTAGCCAGTACCCATCATTCGGGAGGTCTCGATAAGGGCGTTCCTGAATGACTCACCGCCCATACCTGCCTGGACCAGTGAGTTCCAGTCCTGAAGGTGGACTGCGCCAGCCGCGATAGCCTGAGAAAGCTGAGTGTATGCCGTGGCTGTCTGCTGGGCAGTTGAACCAGAGGCTGCTGCTAGGTTAGACAGGCCCTTAATCGACGCCACAGAGGTTTGCAGGTCAACGCCTGCGGCGGTGAACAGACCAATGGCGTGAGTCATGTCACTGAAGCTGTATACTGTCTTATCAGCATAGGTGTTCAGCTCAGCCAGAGAGGTCTTAACCTCGCCGAGGGTGGTCCCTTTCTCGACTGTGTTGGCCATAATGGTCTGAATTGCTCTCATTTTGAGCTCATACTCATTAAAGCCGTCTTTAATGGTTCCAATGAAACCAGAGACCACGCTTCGACCAGCATTAAGAGCCGCAACACCGATTCCACCGAATGCGGTGACGGCAAGACCCTGCATGACGGTCATGTTCTTGCCGATGTCGAGAGCCTTAGTGGCCAGATCGCCGAGGGTGGTGTTCTTTGCGATCTCTCCGATACGAGAGAGACCGTCTGCAGCACCCTGCATCTTGAGGGAATCCTTGAGACGGTCCATGCTGGACGCGGATTCCTTGATTGCGGACAGGAACTGCTTGTTGTTCATCTTGAGCGAGACTACCCGCTCGTCAATAGTAGCCACTACTTAGTGACCTCCTTCCAGGCCTTCTTTGCGATCTTGTCAAATACGGGCCTGATAGCGGGGTTGATGTAGTCTCGGCCAACGACATACCCGCCATTGCGAGTACCGTGACCATATTGCAAGATGACGGCGATGTTTACGCCGTTGTTTACGTGTGAGTTTGTCCAGGTTATCTTCCAGTTGTTGCCGGTTCTCGTGACTTCGTAGTTCCAGCTAGCGGCTGTCTCACCCGACCTGGAGGGGGTCGCCGCCTTGAGAGCAGAAACCCCCTCCTTGCCGAACTGATTCATGATCAGAGCCAGGTCTAACTTCGTCATCTTGTCAAACCAATTCCTGGTGAGTTTCCAGTCTCCCTGGCTCTCGATCGTAATCATGATTCTCCTAGGTCAGGCCTTCAACTTAGCGAATGCCTCAGCATTGGGAACGGCCCAGCCGACAATGGTGACACCAGCGGCCTTCGCTGCAGCGGTCGCCGAGGCTTGCTCGTCCTTATTGGCGACAAGAACCCAGACACCCTCGGGGAAAGCGGACTTTGCAGCAGACCACGCGTTTGCTCCAGTGCTTGCCGGGAGAACACCGAGCTGGGCGTCCTTGACCGCGGAGATCTGCCAGTCTGCGGCACCATCGGTGTTGTCCGAGACACGCTTAAGACCGGTGTAGTCGGTCTTCATGATCTCCCGGAGCTTATTCTGGCCACGGTAGTGAATCGCGAAGTATAGCTTACCGGTACGCTTCAATAGGATCGGGAGGATCTTGCCGTCGGAAGAACGGTACCACTGAGCTCCAGAATCCACCTTTCCAGTTCGAACGTTCGGTAGTACCGCGATGTTCTGGGCTTCGAGAGTATTCAGTGCCTCGATCATACCAGCGGTATTCACACCCGCGTTTCGAATTGTATTGAGCCCGTACTGACTGAACTCCTTGCCTGACTCATAGTTCTGAGGGATGGCTACCGCAGAGTCATTCTCATCAGCTGTGGACTGAATCGGGAGTGCAACCTGATCCGGCTTGAGTGCAGCCACAGCCTTGATGTCGTCGAGGCTGTACGCGATTCGGTTCTCAGTCCCCCATCCTCCAGGAAGCCAGGCCATGATCGGGAGACCAGCTGGCTTAGGCTGAGGCGTGGGAGGAACCGGTGTGTCACCCGGATTAGGTACTGGAGGCTTAGCTGGTCCAGGCGTAGGTGTCACTACCTTAGTGGCAGGAAGCACCGGTCCCTTAGACTGGGCCCAGCCCTCGATTGCCTTGTACCCTTCCGAGATTCGGATAGCCAGCGCCGAACCGAACGCAGTAGATCCAGCCTTAGTGGGGTGAGTGTCATCAGACATCAGCAGAATGTCACGAGTCCCGTCATTCTGCTTGTTAGCCTCGTTACCAGTTCCAGACAGAACGTCAGAAACCTGAATCGTCGGAGCCCCCGGAGTGAGCGGGGTCTCACCGGAGCCAGCAGTCCAAGCCTTAGTCACTCGATAAGCGACACCGCCATAGACCACAACATCACCCTCGGCATTCTCTCGACCCTCACGGAAAGGAACCGCCTGCTTGTCAGCGATACCAAGCCAGTCGATGAAGACCACACCGTTAGCGACGCCACCAGCAGCCTCAACACCGGCCTTTTGGGCCTTAACGTTGACGTGGGCATCGCGAGACTGTAGACGACTAACCGAGGAGGGCTCTGGACCAACCATGATGATCGGAACGTTGGGAAGCTTAGTGCGAACCTTCGTGACGAAGTTCCGAACCGCCTCCGTAATCTTAGAACCATTCGTGTCGCCATTCTCCACAACCTTGTCGCTGTTTAGAGAACCGACAGTGACAATAAGGTTGGGGATAGATGCGCAGACCGCATTAACTCGAGAGTCGACCTCAAAGCTGAGGTTCCCCTCCTTGGAGTGGGCGAAGCCACTTCCGTCAATGGCGCTAACCATCGGAACACATCCGAGAAGTCGAGAAGCTGCGGCAGGAAGGTTGAATCCGGGACCCATCATGGCCTCAGTAGACCATGAATCCCCGAAGAAACCAACTGTCGGAACAACTCGGCCCGGCTGAAGCGGGAGAGAGCCAAGAACGGTAGAGAGACCAGCGCCACCACCACTACCCCCCGACAGGAGGGGAAGGGGTCGAGATGCAGGTCCGAAGAAGATGTCCGGAGCAATCTTCCGAACTGGTGCAGCGGAAACGATATCGATCGTCTCACCCTGGACGAGAGAGACGTGCTTAATCGAGACTTCAACGGGGGTCTTGATCTCGACGGTGTGAGTCCAGTTTCCACCGGGGTTGACGCCGGAACCTGGGGCAAGGATCTCTACTCGGATAGATCCAGCCTGATCCGTGGTGATGAGATACTCACGCATGGAGACCTCAGTACCGTTGAGCGTCGCGGTGGCTCCATCAACGTCCGGAGTAATTCGGACAGTAGCCTTGCCGTTCTCGCCGCCGGGAATAGTACCAGTAACTGTACAGTATGGTGCTGCCATTTTGAGCCTCCTACGGCTGTTCGGCCCTGTCGAGCAGGGCGTTCACCTTGGTGTTTGTCTCGGCGCCGTAGATGCCATCGACCTCAGCGCCGACTGCATCCTGAACGGCCTCGACGGTTGCGTCATGAGCCTCCTCAGAGGCCTCGCCCCAGATCCCATCCTGCTCAGTCCCAACCACAGACTGAGTGAAGGCCACACCGAAGGGGAAGGTCTTTCCGCCCCAGTTGGAAGCCGCGGCCAGAGCGTAGCAGCGAGAGCGAGTGTTCGGTCCGGCGACGTTGTCGGGGGTAGCCCGGACTGCACGCTGCAGAGCGCGGATGTCGGCGGGACCAGCGGGAGCAGTGTTGCTGGGAGAATCGGTATACGCAGGACGAATCACATAGGCGATCGACTCGCTGCGGACCCGGCGCCATACACCATTTCCAGCAGACTGAGAGCCATAGCTGCCAGACGAGGTGTTCCCCTCAATCGTCTGGAGCGTGCCTCCGCCAAGGTTCTTCTCGACGAAGCCCACGTGGTCCGTGCCGCCGCCGTCCCAGTCGTAGATGACGACATCGCCGGGCTTGGCGTCGTAAACCGATACGAAGTAAGCGTCAGGGTGCTGGCGGACCTTGTTGACGGTGTAGTCAGTGTTAAAGGAGAATCCTCCAATAGCGTCAATCTGCCCGCACTCGTCCAGACACATGCTGACGAAGAGCATGCACCACCAAACAGAGTCGGACGGTCCAGCAAGCCACTGCTGACCAGTTCGAGCTGCCCAGTATCGGCCAGCTTCGGATCCGGGCTGAGGGTCGTCTGGTGCATAGTAACCAATCCTCGCTGCGGCGCGAGCGAGTACCTGATCTGCGACGCTCACTTCATCACCTCAGTAGTCTGGGACACGTGAATGTCCTTGTCTTCCATGGGATCAGTGCCGATGTGGGCCTGCGGAGCAAGCGCCTCCTCGGGAATGTCTTCGTGACTGATCATTGTTATCCCTTCGAGCCAAGCTTCGCTCGCCTGGCTCTGTTGAGTTCCCGGTTCCGTTCCATAATCTCGGACTGGGACATCTTCTTATCGGGCTGATTCTTTTGGTTACATACCCGAATGAGTGTGAGTAGTCGGTTGATGTGCCATGTCTCACACTCGAAGGGGATCTGACAAGCGATCATCCAGTAGTAGATTAGTTCGGAGGATGTATACTCGCCAGACCCAGATTCTCCACCCGTCTCGCGGATGGTGGTTGCGGTCATCGTGTCTGCCATGTAGGCGCTAATACGATCGACCTCAGATGGGGGAATCCTATCCAGGAGCGACGGGTCATACTCTTCATCCGTGATCATACACTTGATGTATAGGGCCATCTCCTCGGGGGTGACTTTGTCGTTACCGATGAGGTGTTTATGGGTAATTGACTCCCATTTTGACAGCGCGACCAGGTTGTGCTCCAGGTGCAGGACTCCGCCAGGCATGGAGACAAAGGTGCCTGTCTCCTCGTCGAACCCGTCGAGATCCGGGATAGAAACTATAAGCATTGCAGGCACCGAGGGCCCAGGAGTCTAGGTCTCTGAGCCCCCGGTGTGGTATATCAGCCTGCGAAGTGAGCCTTGATCTCGTCCGGCAGGAGGAGCTTGGGCTCGGTGGCCGAGGCTCCACCCTGACCGGCGTCGGAACCGAACAGCTTGGCCTCGAGGGCCTTCAGCTTACCGGCGTCGACGTCAAGAGACGAGATGGTCAGCAGCGAGGTAGGCTTAGCACCGCTCACCGTGACAGGGGTGGTGGACAGCTCCCAGGAGAAGGAGATCGCCTCGGGAGAGTCGTTGACGGTCTTGTAACCCTTCTCGGAAGGAGAGGCCTTGCAGCCGTACAGGATGTGGAGCTTGTAGCCCTTGTCCTGACCAGCCACATCGTCACCGATCTTGGTGCGGTAGACGAGACCGAAGGCGAGTCGGTCCTGCTGACCGATCTTGACGCCCTTGGTGAGCTCAGCAGAGCCGTCGCACTTCTCAAACTCATCGGGGTAGGTGTAGGCCTCAATTGTGGCCTTCAGCTTCTCGGCCGAGAGCATGGAGAGGTACAGAATGTTGTCGGCGTAGAGGTCAGTAGCCTCGGCGCCCTCGGGCTTCTCAGAGATGGCGGTGATACCATTCCAAGCAACGCCCTTGCCGTACATCTTCTGGGTCGGGTCGTACACATAAAGTGCGCAGTGGTCGACACCAGTCTCAATACGGCGCTCACCGGTCTTATCCCAAGTGAGAGCTGCCATTTTATCTCCTAATAGTAGACGTCGAAGATGTCGTGATATAGGTTGTCCGCTACGAGTCGAGACTCATGGCGGCTGAACAAAAGGTCCTCGATCTTCATTCGTGTCGGGTCCTCGGGATGCCGGGCAATCAGAGTAACCTGGAACCGGTTCGCTTTGATATACTTGATGTTGTCCGCGTACATCGGATCACCCGGATGCCGCTCGTATACGATGCACGGATACGAGAGCTTAAGCGACGGGAGTGGCTGGTAATAGACCTTGTCCGACCCGAGGATCTCGACCAGCTTCTCATGGAGAGCTAGCCGTCGGTCCATTATACACCCCCGTCAACTCGAGAACCAGACGGGGGAACTTCAGCTCCACATAGGAGATCTTCCAAAGTCCCCCCATCCAGCGTACGTACTTGAGGTTCTGGATATTATCTGTTAAGAACCCATCAGCGATAATGCTGATCTGGTTGCTGAGGTTGATACTCCCCAGAATCTCGTCGCTGCTACCATAACGTCGTGCTTCACGAAACACATCACCATAGTACTGCTTCTCGATTGGTTTGTCTTCCCAAATTCCCGGCTCGGTCTGGACCTGAGTTACAAATCCTATCTCACCGAAGAATTTGGCCATCTATCACGGCTCCGCGACGACGTTACCAGACTCAATCTTGCGCTCGACGACAACAGCCGACTTGGGCTTCGTCAGCGCCCCGGAGAGACGAGTCTCCAGGAGGTAATGGTACTGGTTGAAGCTGATGTCGAAGTCCTCAGCCGCGAAGAGCTGACCACCCTTGTCCGCACCAATGGTGTAATCGGACATATTGACGATAATACCCAGAGCCTCGAGCTCACCATTCTTGGTAGAGGTGCGCTTCAGACCCTTCATCAGCGGAACCTTGACAATCTTAGAGACGCCGATGTAGTCGGCCAGCTCAGCAAGGGTGCGGAACTGGCGGTGGCCCATCTTGTCCTTCAGAAGGAGCATCTCGGTGACGAGTCGGGGATCGGCGAACCATGTGGGGTTACCGGCGCCATCGTAGTCATCCAGGGCCCGAACAATAGAGTCCAGAATGTCGTCGACCGACGTCTCCTTCGCCAGGATGACGCGAGGAGCGTAGAGGCTGTCCTCCTTGTAGATCGGGCGGATGCAGTCCTCCTTGATCTTGTCCTTGGAGGAGACAGGTCGACCATCACCAATGAGGACGGCCCGACCGAGCTCCTCCTCAAGCATGATCTTCATCTCACCGCGGATCCAGGAGACGACATCAAAGTCAGTGATGTCCAGGATGTCGTCCCTATCCAACCTCTGCTTCTTATAGATGGTGGTCGGCGAGGTGGTACGCTGCAGAAGCGTGAAGACCTCGTCTTCCTTCTTATTACCCTTGATGTAACCCCGGGCACGGGCCTCATCAGCAGTAATGTCGGCGAAGCGGGTGCGAATTCGGGAGAAGGGTGAGTGCTTGGCAGCACCAACAACGGAGTCGACCCAATCGGTCTTGCGCTTGATGAACTCCGGAGTAGTCCACAGATCCTTTGCATCCGGGAACAGGGTCTCGATCTGCTTGATGCCGTAGGCATCGGCGTGGGCCAGGATGGCCTCCTTCAGGGAGCCGCTAGAGCGAGCGTCCTCGAAGATGGTCTCGACCTGGGCGTGAGTCAGGACGGGGAGCTCCTCGGTGGTAGCGGAGCCCTCAAACACGTTCTTGTGAGCCATAGTATCCTCAGTTGTGTCGGAATGGGCGGTGTCCTCGGCCTCTTCGGCCTCAGACTCCTCCGCCTCTTCATCTACGGAATCGACGAGCTGTCCAACGATGGCATAAACCGCCGTCTTCTGCTCCTCTGTCATCCCTTCGAAGATTTCCCCGAGAGTGGGGTCCTCCTCATCGCCCTCAGCCTCATCAGCCTCCGGCTCCTCCTCGGCGTGCTCGACGTCATCCGTCTCCTCCACCTCGAAGTCCTCATCCTCGTCCTCATCGCCGTGAGAGACGAAGTCCAGCTGCTCATCCGTGTAGATGACAGCCTCAATCTCATCGCCGTTGTCGCCATGCTCGATGGAGACCTGGTCGATGAGGGCACCTGGGTTGGCACCGCGGAGCACCAGGCTCACCTCGACGAGCTCGCCGTGGACAACGTCGTTGCCACGAGCCCGAACGTGGGTGGCATAGATACTCATCGCCTTGATGTCGCCGTTCTTGACCATCTCTCGAGCGGTCCGGCCACGATCGGTGTTGTTGAGGTGGGCGTAGGCGTAGACGCCATCCTCACGAACCTCAAGGTCGGCATGCCCAAGGACGTTCTCGACGTCGCCGTGCTTGTGCTGCCAGACCAGAGGTACAGTCTTCCCGTCGTACGCCGCGAAAGCCCCGTGTCGGATTACCTTGTTATCCGAGCACCGAACATCGTTCTTCGTGGCGTAGCCAGAGAAATCGCACTTAACTGCCATTTTGACTACTCTCCATCAGTTCGGAAATTGGTACCTCCGATGCAGGGACTTCGTCGACCGGCTCTTCGCCAGGCGGCTGTTCCTCGCCCATCGGATTGATGTTGGAGTTCACCAACTGGTTTGCCGTCTCGTCGTCGGACTGGGCCCAGCCGAACTTCGGTCGAAGCTCATTGGCTGTACCAATCTCGTTACGCTTGACGGAGTCGACCAGCTTGGACATCTCCTCCAGCGGGACGTTACGGAACGGATCCTCGATCGCCATGATCCGCTGTCGCTGCGTTCGGGCAGTCTTCGTGAGGAAAGTCCTGGTGATGGCGTCCGTGATCGCTTTCAGAACTGGACGAACCGTTCGGTTCTGGTAGTTCAGCATCTGCCGAGCATCAGCCTTGCCGGTGAAGACATCCTCAGTCATCCCGAGCTGGTTGTACAGCTGCGTAGTGAGCCACTGGATCTGGCTCATGAGGTTGTTCTCGGAAGGTCGGTTCAGCTGGGTGATTCGCTCTGCACCATCGGTGTAAGCGATACCGTACTGAGACCCAGCGAGCTGTTCCTCAATCGCCTTTCGTCGTGCCTCGGCCTGCTGTTTCTTCAGCTCGGTCTTGACGACGTATGGAAGCTGAATGATGATGTCCAGCTTACCGGATCCCGACTGCTTGTCGATGGCATCCAGAAGATGCAGCTTCTGAGTCAGTCGCTGAAGTGTTGAGCTCGGAGCATTCATCACGCTGTACAGAGGATTCTGCACAACCGCGACAAACTCCTTCTCGAGTGTGAGTTGTTCTCGCTGTCCAGTTTGGTCGTTGTAGACCTCGACTCTGACATGGCGAGGATACCAGTTCAGGATAGTTCCTATCCGCATGGACCTTACGTCATAACCCTGCGTCATATCAGGACTAACGTCCGTATCCACGGGGACGATCGCTACAGCGCCTTCCTCGAACAGAGTCAGCACCAGATCCTGGAAAAATCCCTGGCCGGTCTGGTCGATGTTAGCGCTCAGAGACAGGCAGTCATCCAGAGAACTACGGTAGTAGCTCTTGAGGTTGCCATTCTCGTCCGTCTTGACGTGTCGAATGGGAACGTTTGATACGTCAATAGCGATCTGGTTGTAGATGCTAGTGACGATCGTCTGGTCACCGACGACAGGTCGGTAATTCAGGTTCGGATTCCCAAACGTCCACGACCCATACTCGGGCGTGAAGTTCTTCTTGTCCGGAGCCCGAGAGAATGCATTCCAAGCGTGGGCTAATCGATCTCCTAGACCCATTTCACCTCCTTGCTCATTCGAATGCCTCCTTGTTGATCTTGTATGCCACGAAGGCATCCATCAGAGCAGCCACTGAGTCAATCTTCTCTTCTGAGCGTTTCTTCAGCAGCTTTCGGTTTCCGTTGGTATCCTCAAGTGTGACGCAGTTCCCCATGGTAAAAGACATGAGTTCCTGGTCGAAGATGAGAAGGCGCTCCGAGGCCAGCTTCTTCAGTTCCCCGAGGGGGACCGATTCGGTTCTAGCACCCTGGATTACCTTCTCGATACCATACGGGCCGTTCTCCTGCTCCCACCGAGTTACGAACTCCTTGGCGTTGTATGGGTCAAACCCAAACGCCGAGACGTCGTACTTCTGTTCGTCGATGTACTGGTCTAGATCTTCATAGACCTCCATCATGTCCAGGACGGTCCCCTCCATGACTCGGAGGCTTCCTTCTTGGATGAACTCGTCATACTTCTGGCGTAGAGCTCCCGGCAACTTCATGAGCGTCAGCTCAGAGATGTATGCCAGAGTCTTTACGCCGAAAGCCTGATTCCTAAGCGGGAACAGGAAGGTGAACGCACAGAAGTCATCACCCTGGGACAAGTCGGCGCCCATAGCGCACTGCATGTTCCAGAAGGTGTTCTTCCTGTGCGGGATTGTCTCCTCGTAAGTGAAGAAGTACGTGTATCCCTCCATGGGGATTCCAAATCTCTTTGCGAGGATGTCGTTTCGAGCGGCTGGGGCTTGCTCCATTCGCTCGACGTCCTGCTGGTACCGATCATAAGAGACAGTGATGCCGATGTTCGGCTGGGCTTTCACCCACATAGCAGGATCTGCTACTTCCTTGATGTCGTCAAGGCGGTAGTAGAAAATTGAGATGTGAGGGGCGATGTATTCACCCTTCAGTATTTTGAGCAACTCCATCTTCATGGTGTCGCCCACCGCATTGCGGATGGTTCCTTCGGATGAGACGGCCAGAATGACCGGGTCATCGATCTTTGAGGCACCCTGTTCGAGTGCACCAACCACGTCCTCACGGATGTCGCCGGAAAGCCACTCATCCACCGTACAAACCTTGGGTCGAAGACCCTGAAGTTTGTCGATAGACATAGGTCGAACCTCGAGAAGGGATCCGGTGAGGAAGTTCTCCACACCTTTCTTCGTAGCAACCAGCTTCTGGCGGTTAGCCCTCGCACCAGTTGTATTTTGAATGGATCCCTCAGTCAGGAACTTGTACAGCGGACCTCTGGCTCGGGTGATTGCGGTCCGGAATGGGCCCATCACCTCTTCAGCCTGCTTCATGGTCGGAGCCGTAGCGATCTGATGCGTCGTTGTCGTGTCGATCACCATGAAGTAATTCTGGATGAGTGACATGTACATCGACTTCGCCGCTCCACGAGCAACGATCAGATACTGCTTGATTGTTAGGCGCTTCTTTACTGTTTTGGTCTCGTATCGACCGCCGACTCCGTCCTCGTATGGGACGAAGACCTGGCGATCCTCGAAGTAGTACCAGCCAAGGAGCTGTTCGGCCCAGAGCTTGAAGCTGTCGAGCAAATGGAGGTCGGCTCCGTCGGACAGTGTGAGCTCGTTCTCGCAGTAGGCGATAAAGCCCTCTACAGCCTTGTCATCGTAGTAGTATTCCGGGTTTGCGATGAGAGCATCGATGCGATTCATCTCGCACGAGATCTCTTCACATACCGGAATCTCGCCTCGGACGACTGCGTCTCGAAACTGCCCGTAGTATTTTGGTACTGCGGTGTTCGAGAGCATTACTTAGCGGTGCTCCCAGGGTTGCGCGGGTAGCGCTTCTTCTTGGGGGAGGGCTTAGTCTGCTTGTACGACTTCGGCTTCTCGATCTGCTTCGGCTTAGAGGACTGCGGGAGCTTCTTGCGATCGGGGCCGCCAGTGGAGTTATACGTCTTGTGTGCCTCTTCAGCGACAACCGACGCAGCCTCTGCAGCCTCCTTAGCCTTCTCGGCCGCCTTCTTGAGCGTCTCTCCGGCCGACTTACCAGTCTTGCCGGGATCGAATGACTTATCGAAGGCCGTCTTCATAGCTTTAGTTGCTGCGTACGTCCCAGCCTTAGTCAGGGAGTTCTCGAGGATCGACCGAGTGACCTCACGACCTCGAACCAGGTGGCGATCGGCCTTGAGCTCCCGATAGCGTTTCTCTTGCTCCAGCCGCTTAATTCGAGACTGAAGCTCGGAGTCGCTGATCTTCTTGTACCCGCGGTTTGCGAACTTCTTTCGGGCCTTAGCGTCGGCCTTTGCCTGCTTCTTTCCGGCAACTCGGGCATCGTGAGCCTGCTTAGCCTTCTGTACCTTAGCCGCCCCGGTTCGAGCGGTCTTGATGGTTGTCTTGGTGGCATTGGCGGTGAATCGTCCGCTCTTCTGGATAGCCTTAACCGTGGCCTTTCGACCAGCGCTAGCCTTCTTCCGAATGACGCCCCATTTCTGGCCCTTTACACCGTGGTGGACGAGGTCTTCTACCTCTGCTTCCCCTCGGTCTGATAGATCAGTCGCCATGCTGCCTCCTCGATCAGCTTCTGGTATGCCGATACCAAGAAGGAGTTCCCCGGTGGGTCGAAGAACAGCTTAACCTTCATGGCGATGTAAGACTTGATTGCCGCTTCGTCATCGATAGAGTCGAAGACTGTCCAAGCGGTATCTTTCTCAATCGGGACATCGCATTTTGGCCCCAATTGTGCGAGATCCATCCGTGCAGTGTTGATATGCATTAGGATCTGGTCGTCGAAGACATCATATCCCGGCATAATGCCGATTGCCTTCTTAGTATCTTCAAGAATGGTTCCCATTAGATCCTCCAGGGAGCTTGATCATTCGGTCGACGCTCAACAACTCGTGGTGTCAACCTCGATCGGTCTCCGAAGTGTATCGCGTTGTGGGTATTCTTGGTTGTCGTGATGAGAAACTCTGGCTCGAGGATGTCTGGATTGAATTCCTCGAGATCTTTGGGCTGAATCGGATTCATATGGTGGATTAGCGGCATGTATCTGATGTCAAGTCCCTCGATCCCGAGATCACAGGCCTCATCTCGAGCCAGAACAAAGTTCCTGACCTTCTTCCACTCCGTTGAGGTGTAGAATCGTTGGTTCAGGTAACGATCGAAGCCAAACGTGGCTGTACCGACTTGCCCGGTGAGAGCCAGGTAGTCAAACCGCTCCTCAAAGGTCTCGAGGTGCGCCAGTTCAGTATACGTTCGTAACATCTCCCGCTCCAGAGTATGTACGGAAGGCTTCGATGGCTTCTTTGGCAATCTTCTCGGCTTGCTCAGCGCTGACGAGCGCCGTCTTCTTCGCCTCGAGGAGTGCTGTTTCATTCCTCAGCTTCTCTACCTCCAGCTGTTCTCTTGTGGAGGCGAGCTTGAGATAGTGATTCACCGTGGTTGCCGGTGCTGTACCCTCTCGAAGTTGCTTCTCGGCAAGTTCAAGCGCCAGGTTGATCATTTGCGCTTCGCGTTGCTCTACAGTTCGAGCTGGTTTAGATGGGGTTGCGGCCCTTTTACCCATAGTTGCTCCTTAGATAGAGGGCGTTTGGGGCCAATTAGGGGTTAGATTCTAGGGCCCGTTGTGAGCGAGACCAGCGGGAAGAAAGGAGCACACGAGAAACTTCCCGTGGGCCCTAGAACCTAATCCCCAATTGGCTTTCCAAATATCCCTCCGGGGAAAATATGGAGGGGGCGGCGATGAGGGTGGGGGGCCTAAATGCGAGACCCCCCTCCCCCGGGTCGACGAAGAAATTTTTATTTTTCAATCATCGATCTCAAAAGTTTGATAGAAATTTGTTCCATCAAGATTGAGAATTCGATCAATTGCATTTTCAATTTCTTCGATTTCAAGTTCTTCACTTAACGAATCGCTTGATGTGCACAGCCTGGCCAGGAGACCACAGGTACCGTAGCCATGGGCAGTGTCAAAAGCAAACCATTCGTCCCATGAAGTTCTTGGATCGTAAGGATTGTCAGTAGTAGACAGCATCCTAGCCATGATAGACCTCCTCAGAGAGGCCCTGTGAGAGGGTGTGTACCATGGTGTGGTCAGCCCTCCTCAAGAGCACGGTGTACAGAAGTTGTAGAAATTCCCAAAGCTTCAGCAATCTCAGCAGCAGTCTTACCTCTGCTACTCATAGCCTTAGCTCTAGACACCATGCTGGACGATACCTTAGGCTGGGACCTAGGTGTAGCCAGTTCCCTCACTACTGATTCATCAGCAAGTTCAAGAACCTTGTTGAGAGCAGCCTGTGAGACAGCACCTTCCTGGATAGCCTGCCACTCTCGAGGAGTGATAGCGAAAGGCTTCTTACCAGCCCCCGTTCTTGAACGGGCCTCGGCTAAAGCCTGGCGCCGGGCTTTCTGGAGGCGCTCTTTGTCATTGGCAAGAGTTGGATCAGCCTGCTTCTTAGCCCTGATTACCGCATCAGCCAGGACCTGTGCCTGTCTTTCCCTGGGTTTATTCCGGAGGGCCTCGTTAACTTTGGCCTTGAGGGACTTAACTTCAGGGGCATATGTCTTGGAGGCCTGGGGGTTCTTTCGAACAGAGGTGATAGTAAGCGTAGCCTTACGGGCTTCGTTAGCCATGGCCTTCAGTTCGTTAGAGTGATTGGCATAGACCGTTTCAATAGCACTCCCGTTCTTAGAGACGAGGGAGTATGCATCATGGGTCTCTGCCAACTTAGTAGACTTCTCAGTACGAAGCACTGTCTTACCGTGCTTGTCTACATAAGTAGCCCCAGTCTCTTCATAGACCTTGCGTCCAGTCTTCTTATCGATAGGCCCACCCTTTGAAGCGGACCGGGCTTTTCTTTCAGCAACACGCTTCTCGGAAGAAGCACGACTGATCAGAGTAGAAGCCCCAGCATTTGCCTTGCCCTGGTATTTCTTCTTGAGGGCGGCAATGCCGTTATCGATCTCGGACTGCTTGTAGTTGAGCTTGTGCTTCTCGGCATCAATCACAACCATGGAGTGCCTAACGGCCCGGGCAATCTCAGCCTGGTTTGCACCACCGATTGTCATATCAGTGATCAGGTTTGAGACCTCACCCATCTTCATCTGCTTCTGCTTAGAAGTCATGGGTGTCATTCCGGGGTAGGCAGGATACATAACCTTGGGATCGAAATCCTTCAGGCCCTTCAGAGCAGGAGAGGTCTTCACCTTTCCGCTGTTGTTCGGAATACAGAGAACAGAGTCTCCGTCGAAGTCTGCACCAGACAGACGCTCCGCCACCTTGGGGTGTATTCCGATTGCATCCTTAACCTTGGTCCCTATTGCTTTTCTGGCATGGGGGTTTTTGTTGTTGACTGTCAGCTCAGGAATCTCGAATCGACCACCGTGAGGGTGACGAACAAGAACAACCTTCTCCCCATGTTTGAAGTTGGGGGCGTAAACCTCCGTGGTCTTCATCTTAGGGACGGGAAGGATTACCTGACTAGCCTGCCGAGGTAGAGCTGCCGCCTTAAGATCGACGGCATCGGAGTCAACAGAGTCAGCAAACGACTGAAGCAGCTTCTTCTTGACCGAGGGGTTCGTAAGAGCCATAATCTCTTGAAACTCCGCACGGCGCTTGTCTCGTACCTTCTGAAGCTGCTGCTTAGCAAGAGAGACTGGCTGCTTCGAAAGGAACTGGGAGCTCAAGGTCTTAGACCAATCACCCCAAGTACCTTCGTCGTTAACGATGTTCATCGCCGACAGCTTCTTCTTGCCGTGGGCATCAGTGTAGTGAAGCTGCTTGCGAATCACCGAACCAAAGGGGTTCGAAGGATCACCAGTCTGCTTCTTGAGGGCGTCAAGCTTATTGCCGGTGGGGTTCTTGTTGGTGTTGAACCGGAGATCATATCCCTTAGGAATGTCATCCGAGTACATAGCCATACCCTTGAGATAGTGCGTACCATCAACAGAGATACGAACCTGGGCATAGTTTGAGCCACCGAGGGAGAGGTCTTTGACTCCTCGTCGAACCTCAATAACGCCGTCCATATCGGTACCACCCTCATTTCCATAGCGAACCTTCAGTCGCTTGCTGGAAACTGCAGTGGGCTTCTCGATACCGTACACGGTACGACCCCGGTCCTCAATATTGACACCGGGGGCTTTAATTTCGCCCCGCTTGGCCAGAACCGTCTTGTAGTCCATGCCCGGAGGCACCAGGACCTTCATTTCGGTGAATTTGCCAGTCGTCTGCTGCTGGACCTTCACCTTGTGGACGTGATAGCCCTCAGCCTCGAGCATGGCGGTTGCGGTCTTCATCTTGGTGCTCGTAACACCCATGTTGACCTCAACGCCGAGTCCGACGTCAAGGAGACCGTCCTTACCGACCTGCTTCTTGAGTTCCTTGGCCAGAGCTTCAGTACTCCCCGCCCTTTCTTTGAGGGTGGGATCTAAAAGCGCTCGAACGGAGGACTCGTTGATGCCCATACGGCGACCAATGGCCGTGTTAGACATCCCCTTCTCCTTGAGCCGGGCCACCATTGCAACGTCAGCCTTACGCTTCTCGTTCTTAGCAATGGACTTCTGGGCTCGAAGCTGGGTGGTGGTCATTCCAAGGCCCTTGGCGATCTCAGTCTCGGAAAGACCCTTCGCCTTGAGGTCCTTGATGGTGGAAAGCAGGTCACCAGAGTGCTGGTGCGGGTCCTGACCAGAACCCCAAGGATAGCGCCCGGAACGGCGCTTAACACCATAGTGGGCGAGATCCATTAGGCCTCCTCTTCCTTGATCTTCTCGATCAGCTTATCAAACTGGATGATGGTGTCCATGATTCGGGCAATGTCCTCGCCCTCAGGGTTTGCTACCTGAATATCATCATTCTGGTAGATACGGAGCTCATAGTTAATGGCTCCAGGACGCTCATCATACTCGAGGCAGAAGAGCGCGGCGTAGATCATGAGTTGATCAACCTTAGCCGGGTGAACGCCGGTCTTCAGATCGTGGATGCGAAGCAGGCCCTTGTCAAAGGAGATAGCGTCAGCAGTGCCAAAGCAGTTGACCGAGTAAAACAGGACTTGCTCCGGCTCCATCCGAAACCCAATAGCATCGTTAACATAGTTGTTGAATGTCACCTTGTTTCGAGGCATGCGCATCTTCAAACGAATGTGCTCAGCGGCGAGCTCGTGAAGACGGGTGCCCTTTGCGGCTGCCTGGGCGGTTCGGAAAGTCTCGACCAGTTTGTCGGGAGAGTAGTTGAGCCAGTGATACTTACTGGCGGACAGGAATGCGTGGGCCCCACTAAGCTGTGAGTGATTGTTGAACTTCACTGAGGATCTCGCTCTCGTTCTCAGGGTAGATGAATGCGGCATACGACATCGCATGCATGGTCCGAACATAGTGTGCTTGGTTCGGACGGACTGAGGCAATGGCGCCTCGCTTCACCTCAAGGGCTGCCCAACGATTCTTGTAGAGAAGAATCAGATCGGGGATACCTTGAATGTAGTTGGGGTCATTTTTCAGAATGATGATCCCTGGCAGCATCTTGTTCAGCTTCTTGATGAGCTGTGCTTGGAATTGTGACTCACGCATGGTGTGCTCCTCTGGGTAAGCCTATAAGAAGGGATAGGCTTGTTTCTATCCTTCTTATCATTATATGCGTAGATTGCGACAAGGGGTGTCACACGTATTGTAGAGGGGTATTCTTGATCAAGGGTGGGGTTTTGTTACAGATGTGACTAATGTGAAAATTCGATCGATAAACATCATCAAACATCATCAAACATCACCAAACTAGGGTGGGGACAAAAAACCCAAAAAATCCCTATACTCTATATATAATAAAAAAAATCAATCAATCAATCAATATATATATTTTACAAAAAATGGCCCACCCCGACCTTTCGTTGCAATTCCAAGGAAAAGTCCAACAATACGTGTGACGCCCTGGCCCACTTTTTTGGCCACAATACGTGTGACGCGTAACGTCAGTCACATCTGTAACACATAAAAGTGGCCCACAAAGCGAAAAAATGGCCCAGTGGGCCAGGTGTCACACGTATTCTAACCGACGAAAGCCCTCTCGTTGAACACCTTCTTCGAGCTCAATGACCGCCGAACAGCCTTGTCGATCGACGAATCCGACTCAAGAAAGTAGTACTTCAACCGAGAATACGGCGTGTTCAATCGGTCGATCCGACCCTCACACTGCTCCGTCACTCGCCAGGAATAGTTGAGTGACCAGAAGAGAACCGTATCGGTACTAGTACAGTTCCATCCCTCTGCTGCCGAGGTGTACTGACAGATATAGATCCATCGGTCTCCTCCTGGAATAGAATCGTGCCGATGTCCATTCCATTGCGCTGTAGGCACTCCAAGGCTCTCCGCAACTGCAAGGATTCGATCGAGTTCATAGTTGTAGTTGTAGAATACGATAACTCTCTCATTGCTTGAGAGTATGCGCTTGGCCTCGTCTGAACGCCAGTCATTATCACTGACCACCTTTCTCAAGATTCTGCAGACCCCACCTGCGTCTCTAAGGGGTTCCTCTGTCCAGGGATCCATCCTGTTCTTCACGACCCACTTGTATAAGTCACGGTCGTAGTCACAGTAGACAGTCTCCCTCTCACGAGTAGTGTGTCGCTCCACCGGCATCTCCACAAGGATACTCCGTCGAAGTCGCTGAAGCTTCGCCTCCCCTATGTATCGTTTGACCTTGGGGTATTTTGCGAAGCGGTCAAATATGACGTGATCCTCCATGAACTCCGTACGAGTCCTGAAGAATCCATGAGCCATGAATACCGGGAGGTAGTCCATCCAGACGTCTCCAGGAGTCGCTGAGAGCAGAAGCCAGGTGTTCTTCTTTGTTATCTTCAAGAACTCCTTGACCCAGCGCCCACTGCCGGAAGCACGCTGTTCATCAAAAAAGAATACCGCATGTTCTTGATCCGAGTACTTCCCGATGTTGTTCCACGAGTCCACCACGATGGATGAACCTGTGAAACTACATGCAGGATCAGTACTCAGACCGAGACGCGCAGCTTCTTCCTCCCACTCAAGGGAGTCCCGCTTCTTAGCGGTTGTGATGACATACAGCGTAGGGGAGCCCTTGACCTTCTTCTTAGCCAAGGACCCCCCTTTCTCGAACGAGGCGGCGTTACAAACCGACGTGAGGTACCACGCAAGGCTTGTCAGGGTCTTCCCCGAACCAACGCCACCCGCCAAGATGCTGCCGTTCTGCAGTTGACGCACCGCCTGGATCTGCTCAGGACGGTACACAACTGTCATGGTTAGTGTGTTCTCCTTTCGAGACAGGATCCAAAGATCCACTCGTCGAATGCGGACTCATACTCCTTGAGTAAGAACCCAGCCCTGCCCTCAGCGTACTCCTCCTTGCGGAACTCGGAGTTGGACTTGAGATAGAGGTTCTTCACCCAGAGGTTCCGTCGGTTCCCATCACGATACTGTACAAAGTATCCATCAGGAATCCAACCGACAAAGGCAGTCCACACAAGCACGCCAGCGGATCGCTTGAGCTGCTTATTGCCTCCAACCGGGTACATCCGGTAGAACCAGGTCTGCTTATCAAGGGTGGGGGTCAGAAAACGACCAGTCCGCTTATTCCGAACCCTCCCAAGATCTGAGACCTCGTACTTCTCGAAGGGGTGCTTGATCGTCACCCACTGCTCAGTCGCCAAAGCGAACCTTTCTATCCTCCTCCGACTCAGTACATGAGCCGAAGATATAATCGTCGAACTCAGACACGGTCTCATCGAAGAGAGCATCCATCCGAGCGTTGTACTCCTCATACCAGGCCTGCCTGTACGCCGAGTACGATACGAGATCCAGGTTCTCAAGACGGGCGTTAGCCATGTCACCATTCAAGTGGATGACATAGTGCCCTCTCCCGGGCTCTCCGTTGAACGCACGCCAGATAGTCACACCACAGCGAACCATGGTCTGCTTACCTGAGTCATCGCGATACAGGGAGAACCCGGGAGCCCCGTCTGAGCACTTCTGAATCCGAAGAACTCGCCCACTCGAGACATTCCGCACCCGACCGAGATCAGATGCCTCATACCTTGAGTAGGGGTGGGGTAAATTTCTCCAGCGCTCAGTCAATGTGCATGGCCTTGATGTGGTCCAGGAGGTACTCCTTCCTCCCGCTCTCCGCGTTCTCGACAATACGGAGCTTGGTCGTACGGCGAGCGTAGTAGTACCGCTTGTTCTTCTCCTCGTCCTGGAAGACGAAGAATAGAACACCATTCGCGATCTCCTGAACCCGGATGAGACGCATCGGGACACCCGAGACAATCACCTCGGAAACCTCGTCCGACTTGAGGGCCTTCTTGATTTCCTCGAGGTCATTGATCTCCTGGGTCGGGTCGTCAAGAGACCATCTGTTCGAGAGAGGGTTGAAGATGAATTTCTGATCCCGGTCGAAAGCGATCCTAGTCATGAAGTCGCTGTCCTGCCGCTTTAGGTAGATGAACCATGGGCCCTCATCCCTAGCCGAGTTGAACTCCAGACCCATCACGTGCCAGAACTTACTCCGGTGAATAAAAATGACCGGGGTCAACTTGATGAAAGTGGTGTTGTTCCAGATCTCGAAGAAGTCGTTGACGTTGACGCGCTTAGTGCTTCCCATGTTGATTGCCACCCATTCTGTGTTAGGTCGGAACTGAATGAACTTGAAGTTGGTGATGTCCTCGATGAGCTTATGGGTATATCCCGTCCCAGAGATACTGAATAACCATGAGTGGTCCAGACCCAGACCATTCTCCTTACGGAAATCCGTCACCAAAACCGGGCCCTCTTTTGACGAGAACTGGATATACATCTTGTTTCCGCAATCCAGTACCGCTTCAATATGGGCCAGGAACTCCTCCCATCCCATATACTGAGGGGTCTTGTAGAAACCGTTGTCTGTCATTTCCATTCCGTCCTCCTCATAAATAACGGATCGTGTCAGCGGCCCACTCGACATTCTCAAGAACCCAGTCGTAAGACTGGTGACCCTTCTCGTTCGTCATGGTGTGGCGAGTGAACTTTGACTTCAGGTCGTCCGAGAGCCGGAAGGTGTACCAGTGCCCAGTTTCCCGCTCCGCAGTAATCCACAGGTCGGTCGAGCCAGGAACCCGCATGAAGGACTTGACGTGGTACTGCCGGGACTCGTAGAAGAACGGAGCAGGCTTACCTTCACGAGCAGCCCAGTAGTCGTAGTACTCTTTGGCGCTGTAGGTCTTCCGCTCCTCAGCGAGGAAGAGAACTGACCCGTTGCTCATCAGATCGCCGTTCTTAATACGCATCTTGGTGATGAGGCCCTCGGCGTTCGTCATATACATGATCCACTGGTCATCACAAGTGGGCTTGAACTCTGTGACGAAGAGGTCCTTGTTTCGGTAAATGAACGTGGGAAGCATGACCCCATCCGTCTCCTTGAGCTTGGCAAGATACTGCATACGAAGCTCGTAGATGTCAACGGGACCCTCGTCAACCTTGATAAGAGTGATCATTTGGTGCTCCTTTTAATGCGTCGTGGGATGTCGTACTCGTCGAGAATATAGTCCATGAATGCGAAGAGATCCTTCTCGATCTCATCCGCGAGCTCTCGGTTTCGAACCTGAGAGACGTCAACGATGAAGCGATAACTGTTATTCGCAGTCCGCTTCTCGAGATGAACGGAACACCGTGGCGTACGACGACGCTCGGGGTTCTTGATGTAGTCGAGCACGATCTCTCGACCAGGCTTAAGATCCGGGTTAGGATATAGAGTCTCTCGAGGTTCCTTGCCCTCGGCTCGATCTCGCTTACGAGCCTCAGAGAGGGCCTTCCTCTCGAACTCCTCTGACTCCTTGACCGCCTTCATAATATCATCAGCACTGACGATAAGTCGGCTAGCCACGTGTGTCCTTTCTATGAGTGTGGAACCCCGGGGCCCTTTTACAGACCCCGGGGTATAAAATCAGCCTCGCCGCATCTCCCGAATGAAGATCCAGATCAGCCAGAATCCTCCGGTCACCGAGACCATGAAGACATCAAAGAGGAAGTTGAAGAACCCGTAGCGTCGCATCAGGCAGCCACCTCCTCATCAGCGTACTTGGCGTCAAGCGGGTCCTCGGCAATTGTGACATACATCGTACCGAGATATGCCTTCACGCCGGTGTTCCCATTCGCCTCCCAGACGTAAGGGTTGATCGTGAGATCCACATTCAGGATCTCGACGTAGTCAAGAGAGTCGATCGTCTGCTCGTTGATGTAAACCTTCCGACGAGTCAGGTTCGGGATGCAGATAATCTTCGGAGGACGTGACCGATAAGAGGCCTCCACCTTGATGTAGTGGGTGAGGGCATCCGGGTCAGTTCGAGACTCCCGGGTCTTCACATTCCAGTCGTCCCGCTCGAGCTCAGGGACCATGTCCTCGGGAATCTCGACACAGAACGTGCGCTTGGTACCCCCGGCGAAAGGACCAGAGGCGGAGAAGTCCTTGAAGAAGATACGGGCGTTCTCGATGGTTATGTTCTTGGGTCGTGCCATTGTGTGCTCCTTAAATATCAGGCTCGGAAATCAGGGTGGACATTTGAGGGATCTCCCTGTGCGATCTCAAGTACTCTGGAAATGAACCGTGTGAGATTCTTCTTCTGGCGGCACTTAAACAGGATGGTGCGGATTCCACCTGGGAAGACGATATCCGCGTAGACAATATTCAGCCCCTTGTAGAAGCTGACCTCCGTGTCGTCCGGAAGATCGAAGTGCATCTGGTGACTGTACTTACCGATCCAAGAGGGCTTGACATTGCTTCGCTTGTCAATATACTCGTCAAGCTTAACCTCTTCGAACTCGTAGGCCTCCTCGTTCAGGTCGCCATTGAGGTCGAAGTAGTCAATGACACTGGGGTTCTTCTTACTCATGCGATCCACTCGTCCTTAAGGTCGATCTTGTCGTGCATTACCTGCCTGAGGAACTCACAGGCGATCTGGTACTCACGGTTGTTGTAAATATAGATGGGCTTGATGGTGATGTCCTCGTCATGGAGGAACACCCGCATCACTATGATCCGATGGATAGGATCATAGGTGACGATAAAGCTGTCCCCGTTCTTGAGCTGGTACTCAATGATGTCGGGGGCGTTGCAGATGACGAGAATATCGTCAACGTCATTCTTCTCGCGATACTCCACCCCTCGTCGGAATGCCTCGAAGCAGTCCTTGAGCTCGATGAACTCGGTATCGATCCGAAGATGCGTATCGTGGGCGACAATCTTTCCTGGCATGTGTGCTCCTTTCAGAAAGACCTATATCCCAGGTTCGGGATATAGGGTTTGAGATCAGTCTTCGATCTCGACGTGGTCTCGGGCTTCCTTGACGGCCTTGACGGTCTCGTCGAACTGCTTCTCGACTTCGCGGGCAACAATTGCACTAGCAGCAACACCAGTGCCCACCGATCCGAACCAAAGCAGAATCTTAGCGATTCCATTTGCGTTCGAGACGATAGGCTTGGTCAGCTTGCTGGCAATCATACCAGCTCCAATAGAGGAGAGTCCGGAGATGATAATCTTGGCAACGGGCAGCATGAGGGTTTCCTTTCGAGTAGAGGGGTCTCATATTACCCTTAGTTTCTGACGCGGACCCCCGGGTCCTTTTACAGACCCGGGGGCTTTCGCACATCAGGTGTAGTTGTACCGGAAGCAGTTAGCGTCCTGCACGTGAATCCGGGTCCAACCATGCCAGCGAGACCACATCCACATCCAACGTCCACACATATCACTTCACCTCCTCATGGTAAAGTCGAGAAATAGTCTTCCTGCTCGAGCCAGGCATAAAGACCAGCTCGTTCAGGCCATCATGGGTAAACATGTACGCAGTCCAGTGTACCCAGTTGAAGCACAGAATCTTGCCGTCTCGTGGACAGGCGATTCGACAGTACCCCAGGTCATCCTTGAGGATGCGGGCATTCCAATACTTATTGACTCGCCCATCCTGAGAATATACAGTCACTGTGAAGTGTTTGACGTTGACCCCGTAGATGATCGGGTCGTCAAGAACTGGGTCTCGATCCTTCTCGATCGAGTGCTCTTTGTACGGACCCCACTGGTTCTCGTACTCAGCCATCGTTATCCCCGTTCCAAATATACGGCTCAAGCTCCAAGGGTGAAGGCCTCGAAGTCGCCGAATTCTCCAACCGCAGCCTTTGCATCGTCAGCAAGACCCTCGAAGTAACTCCAGTCGACCCACTCCTTCCAGTCGTCGGCGTGGGCTTCCTTGAAGGACTCGAACTGTACCCACCTGTGACCGGTACTGCCTGATGCGGCATGGTAGTTACCATCTTTCTCGCGGAGAAGGATCCCGCCTCCACGGTTCACGGGGACGAAGGCGCCGGTCTTACCGACGAACTCCATCTCTGG